ATCTTTTGTTAATTTTTTATTACCAATATAATTTTGCCAGGTAATGGGAGCAACCTTTCCAATTATTTTTGTTCCAGCCTGTCCTGCTGCTCCAAGAATTGCTCCTTGCACTAATGCAAGATCTGCAGCAGTTTTTGGACTATTCATAAATACAGTATGCTCAATAATGATAGCCTCAAATCCGCCATAGTAATCTAAAAATGCTTTTACTTTTTTCCCAGCATCCATAACTTTTTCATATATATCATTACCTTCAAATTTTATTTTTCCAACAACACCAAGATTATTTCCAAATTTACTAGAATCTGTTGTAAATAACGCAAAAGCCAAACTAGTTGTACTGGCATCAATAGCAACAAATTTTTCTGGTTTAGTCTTGCTCATAATCAAAAAATCCTTTTATTTCTTTTAACATTTTATCAACAGTTTTTTTACTAACATTACAGTTATTGCAAAATCCACTATCATTATAAATAGAAAGAGTCATTCCACAACCGCCCAAACAATATCTTTGTTTACCTATTCTTTTTTGTCTGCGAGTTATTTGATATCTCTCAGCAATTTTTTCTTTTGTGGCAATTTCTCTACATTCAATACTACAGTAAATTTGATAATTTACTTTTGGATTAAATTGGTTATCTCATTTACTACATCGTTTCACTTAATCCCTCCAGGGATTGTATTTTAACTACCCCTGTGCCAGCATCTTTACATGCTTGTTGAAGCGGACATGTTTTACAGATCTTTGAATTTGATCTATAATTTTTTGTAGGTAGTGTTTTATCAGTCCATGCTTTACGAACATTTCTCATCCACTGAAATGTGTTATCAATCCATTGACGATAATAATCTGTTACCTCTACTGGCAACACTAATAACTCATGATTATTCTTGTTTTCATAAATCAAAACACCTTTTGATTTTTTAAGAATTTTCATATAAATAAGTAACTGAATTAGATGCCCCGTTTTTGGTTTTTTAGTATTCTTTCTATATTCAAAACCTTCATGAAGCATTGTTTTAATTTCTCCAACAATTTCTTCATTTTCCCAATTAAGCATTACATCGCCATATCCAAAAATTGGCGGATCATTATTAATAATTTTAAATTCAGTAGTATCTTGATTTTCATCATCTTTATATATCTTTGCGATACCAGCATCCATCATTGCCTTTTGAATTCTTCCATGAGAAAGAGTTCCTGCTGTCATATTGGCTGCACCATATGCATCTGCATTATCTTCAAATAACGCACCATCAAATGCAAGATACCAATATCTTGGACATTCTCCATGTGAGTATGCTATTGTTGATGGAGCAAAAGTTTTTTTAGTTTGAAATTTACTAACACGTTTAACTGTATATCCTGATTGAATTTTTTCAATCAATTCTTGTGTATTAATAATTTCTTTTTGCTTTGGTTCTTTAATCATAATTTGCTGCAATAAATTTTTTGTCATAGTATTCTTTCTGTTTATATAAGTATAGCAGGTTAGCGCATTATATATTTAAGTGCAGATACTAGATCGTTAATTGATTCTGCTGCTGTATAATATATATTTTTCTTTGCCCTATTGTTTTTATCAACATTGGCCATCCAGGTTGCTTTAAATGCCATTTTTGCAGCAATAGCCTGTAGTCTAACAATTTCTACAGTAGCAACATTTAAAGGAATGTCTGGTTTAATAATTAATTTAGCAATCATTGTTAGTGCAGATGTAAGTTCTTCATCCTGCATATACTCTGCTATTTCAGATAGTCCATTTACCTTATCTATTGTAGTCTGTTCCATTTTCATACCCCTTAGTTAATTGTTCAAGTATATCCATTTCAATTATAGCAAGACGAACCTTAGCATTTCCTTCTCCAAGAATAACAACTATCGCTGGATCACTATTTTTTTTCAAGGCATCTGTAACTGCTTTAGCCCATACAGTTTTATTTAATGTAAATGATTTTGCCACTTCTTTAAAATCAATTACAAAATTTTTCCAGGATGCATCTCCCTTTGTATTATTCCTGCCAGAATTTTTATGCTGTTTTGCATTAATTCTTTTTGCTTCATTTTTTTCACTCATTTATAAAATCTTTTTTCTTTTTCTTTTGTGGAATTAATCCAACTTTTGATAGATGTTTATCTGAGCACATCCATGTTACTTCTCCAGTTGCATTCCAAAACCTTGCAGATAATACTTCTTTACTACATATTTTACAAGAAAATTTACCAGCAACAATCCAGTAGTTTTTATTAGACATTAATTATTTTTTTCTTTAGAGATTCTTGTAAATCTAAATCTTCACGAACCCTATTAATAAATCCATCACGACCTTGCACCTTTGTGCCATCTTCGAGTTGATACCATGCTCCTGTACGATTAACTAAACCTATTGATTCGGCTGTATCAACAAGATCGCCAATGCTATCAATGCCCAGAGAGTCTCCCCTAAAATAAAAGTCATATTCACCAGACTGAAAAGCAGGAGAGGTTTTAGAAAATTGTAATTCCCATCTAACCTTTCTTCCAACTTTTTCTTCAATAAGTTTATCGCCAATAGTAATTTTGCCTTTGATCGCCTGATTATCTGATTCTGACGAGAATAACTTAATAACCGTAGAAGAATAAAATTTAGTAGCCTGACCACCTGTAGGCTGCTGACTAGTATACATAGCGTTAATATTGTTACGAGACTGACTAATAAGGATAAAAAGAGTAGGCTTAACTTTATTATTAGCATAGTTAAGCATTTTCCATGCGTTGCTAAAGTCTCTCGATTCCGCTCCAATTTGTTTAGTATTTTCAAGTTGTTTAAGTTCATCAGAATCCTTTTCAAAATAAATTGCTGGTAGCAATGAAGTAATACTATCTACAACTATTAAATCTACACCAGCCTCCATTAATTGTACACCTACATCAACCATCTCATTAATTGTTCTGGCATTAGAAACAATTAGTTTAGATGTATCTACCCCTAAATGCTCTGCCCATTTTTTATCATATGACATTTCTGCATCAATCCATGCACAAATCTTGCCTTCTTGTTGTGCCAATGCTACAGTTTGTAGACACAAAGAAGACTTAGCAGATGATTTAGATCCCCAAACCAAAACCTGTCTTCCGTATGGCAAACCACCATTTAATGCACGATTTAAACCAAAACTAGGAGTTGCTGCAAATTGTGTTTCTGGAACATCATCTCCAGACATTACCTGCTTTCTTAGTTTAGGATTTAATTGTGCTAATACATCTTCAATTGTTACTGTCATTAAAATCTCACCCCGTGTTTTTCTGGTCTTGTTAAATTAAACTTTGTTTTTTCTTCAAATGCATAATCTAATGATACCTTAGTATACCCTGCTTCAACCATTCCTGCATACAAATCAAGGGTGCGAATAATAATATCAGCAAACTCTTTTGCTATTTCTTCTTCGCCTTTATCTTTACGAACTGCTTCCATAACCTCTACTGCTTCGGAAACAATCATCATTAATTGTTTTGTTACAAAGATATCATCGATATCTTGATTCCAAAATCCTTTTTCTACTGCAACCTTATGTAACTGTTCTGCTAATTCATCAAACATCTATATCCTCCAATGTAACTGTTCCATCTTTTGTTTTACCAAACTTAAATTTATAGGCTTTACCTTCTTCAATTTTCATATACGCTTTTGGAAATGCTGTTGGAAAAACTGTTACTGGATGTAAATCTCTAGTAACATCTGCCAATGTTAATGATGCCATTTTTTTGCCAGCCTTTGTAACTCTTGGTTTAAATGAAACAACATACATTTCTTCGCTAGTATATGGTAATTGTTTATAACTTAAAAATTTTACTAAAGCATCTGAAGATCCTTTAATTTCATCAACAGGTATTGCAGAAACAATTCTATTATCTGTAGCAAGCAATAAATATGTTTTTCCACTTTCAATTGTTGTCTGCTCTTCATCAAAAATACCTATTGATCCAGTCTTATCAAGAACTTCTACTCTTGACCAACCAGTACCACGTTTAATTGATTTAACCATACCCATTAAAATAAAAGATCCTTTTTCTTCAAAATCTTCTATATCATTTATGAATGCATAATAATGAGAAGGAATTGTAATATTAAATTCTGGAAGATTTAAATATTCGTAAAGGTTTTCTTTAATTTCTTCGTCGTTTCTTGGATTATCGCTGAACGTTGCTGCACCAATAACTCGTAATGCTTGAAGAGCACGAGAGTTGACTCCGTTACCTTTAGTAAAAGTAAAGTTTTCAAGTTCAGCATACGAATTAAAAGGTCTTGCTGCAATGTATCTTTCAGCGATTTTATCGGAAATAAATTTGATAGCCGATAAACCAAATCTAATACCTTTGCCCTCAATCTTAAAATCAATATCTGAATCATTAATGTGAGGTAGTTTAATGCTAATCCCCATTCTTTTTGCTTCAATAAGATATTCAGTTCGTGCATCTTTATCCTTTTCATTTTTTAATAGCGAATACATAAATTCAATTGGATAATAATATTTTAACCATGCTGTCCAGTATGAGACTGTTGAGTAGGCCACTGCATGGGACTTGTTAAAAGAATATCCTGCGTGGGCCTCGAAATCATGCCATAGGTCAAGAGCGTCGTTAGGAGCAATATACTTACTAGCACCGTTAATGAAACGATCTTTAAATGCATCAAATTCTTTAGCATCTTTTTTCTTTCCGATGATTTTGCGTACTTTATCTGCCTCAGACATTGACATGCCTCCAAGATGTACGCATGCCTGCATAACTTGTTCTTGATAAAGAACACAACCATATGTGTCATCTGTAAACTCCTTCATAATTTGATGAATATAAGAAACATTTTGCTTACCATGTTTACGAGCAATATAATCTTTACCGATAGTATTCATAGCACCTGGACGCACTAGAGCATTTGATGCAGCAAGTTCATTAAAGTTTTTCACGCCCATTTTAACTAACAAATTTGTATATGGTGTTGCTTCACATTGAAATACACCCTTAGTATGTCCATCTGAAAGCATTTGATATATATTTGCATCTTCCATATTAATATCAAGAAGATTAATATCTTTAAAATGATTCTTTTTAATTATTGCTAGTGTATCTTGAATAACACTCAAAGTCTTTAATCCAAGAGCATCAATTTTAATTAAACCAATCTTTTCTGCTTCTTCCATATCTACAGCAACTACTGGAATACGAGTATCTGAACCAGTTACAGATCTTGTTTCCATTGGTGCATATTTAAATATTGGCTCTTTGCTTGTAACAACTCCAGCAGCATGAATTCCAGTACCCTTAATTCTGCCACGCAATTGTTCGCCATAAAATTCTACTTCTGGATATTTTTCACGGAACCATGATGTAGTTTTTGAACTGCAATATTCATCCCAAGTATCAACAAGTTTTAAAACTTTATTAACATCTGTCAAAGGAATATTAAATGCTCTTGCAACATCTCTAACAACCCCTTTATCTTTAAATTCTAAAAATGTAGAAATAGATGCAACATGTCTATATTGTCTAACTAAATAATCTTTTACTTCATCACGACGAGAATCTTGGATGTCTGTATCAATATCTGGAAAATCATTACGTTCTGGATTAATAAAGCGGAAGAACAAAAGTCCATGCTGTATTGGATCAATATCTGTAATTCCCAAAACATAGCAAAGTAGTGATCCTGCAGCAGAGCCACGACCTGGGCCTACAAGAATGCCTTCTTTTTTAGCCCACGCAATCATACTTCTAACAACAAGAAAATATGGTCCAAACTTTTTATCTTTAATAATCTGTAACTCTTCATCTAGTCTATCAAGATATTCTTGATTAGTATCTAGATTTCTTTCTTTCAATCCCTCTAAGGCAATAGTTCTTAATTCTTTGTCTGGATTTTTATATTGGACTGGAAGTAAACTTAATCCCTCTTTAATATTATAGTCTTCAATTTTATTTGCAATTTCAATTGTTGAAGTAAACATTTCTTCATTTGTAAAACCTTGTTTACCCATTGCCTCTTTCATCTCTTCATATGAAAGAAGATGAATATCAAAAGATTTAAATGACATCATACGATCTGCACCATAAAGATAATCTAAGCGATCCATGACATCTTTGTGCTTTTTAGATTTTTCATATGTTACATCTTTTTGCAATTTTGCATGCGTATTTAAAATAAGCATTAATTCTTGCATTTCTTTTTGATTAGTATCTGAGTGATGACAGTCTGGAGTTACTGCTGTTTTAACACTAAATGCTTCTGCAATTTCAAATAATGCTTTGTTGATTTCAACTGGATTATGTGGCATAACTTCAATATAGAAGTCATCTCCAAAAGTTTCTTTAAACCATTGAACTTGTTTTTTAGCAAATGCATACTCTCCCACTTCAATTGCTTTTGCAATTAAACCACTTTGACAAGCAGAAAGTACAATAATGCCATCTTTATATTTTTGTAATACTTCATGATCAAATCTTGGCTTACTATAAAATCCTTCAGTCCAAGCAATCTCATTAATTTTATTAAGATTTTCTAATCCTTGTTCATTCTTAGCAAGAAGGACTATATGGAAATAATTCAAGTCAAGTGGCTCAACTCGATCTTTTTTTTCCTTGCGTTCAAATCTATCTAACGCTATATAGCCTTCTATGCCAAGAATAGGCTTAATGCCCTTTGCTTTTGCAGCACGGTACAGTTCACGATGCCCAGATAAAGAACCATGGTCTGTGATAGCCAATGCTGGCATACCAAGATCTACTGCACGGTTAACGTATTCTTCTGGAGTAGCAACACCATCCATAAGTGAATAGTGTGTGTGGACATGTAAGCCTACGTAGTTCATCTATTACCAATCAGTGTTGGTAGCAGTTGAAGTTGACGGAGTATCAAATCCCAAATAGAATGCTTCTTGTTCAGCATAAGGGATTTTGTTAAGTGCCATTTCTAAAGGATATGGCTTTACTTCTGCCCAGTTATAAGGTTCCTTATCTGGTGCAGATGGAATTAGTGTGTAATTGGTTTCAGTACCCTGGCCATTACGCTTTAACTTCCAAGTAAGGTTTGAGATGCTTCCAGTTTCAAGAGCATACTCACGAATAGTATTAAATGCAGATTGCTTGCTGATTCCCATTGACCAAATAGCAACATATGGCTCTTCGGTACCATCATCTACTAGTACATTGCAATAAAAACGAAGACGTGCTCTCCAGCCAGCCTTTGGATCCTTACGATGCATTTCTTCAGCCCAGTCACGACCCTCTGATTCCATCGTGTCTACAGCCTTGCGCTTATAATCTTTTGGATTAGTGTGTTCTTTTACAACTAATGCTAAACCACGATCAGGATTATAGTTTGCTGAATCCTCATCTAGTTCTTCAATAAAACGAATTTTTGCTGCTTGTCCATCAGCCAACTTTAGCCAACGAACTTTTGGTTTTGTGCCATCGAACTTTGGTTTTTCGAGCAGGGCATTGATATTTTTGAGTCCCTTTACTACGCTCATTATTTTCTCCTTTGTTATGTATTATTTATTTTAACATGCCAATGATTGAATTGTCAAATCTATATTCTAGTTTTTTAATTGCATCATCATCCATGTCGCCTATATCTTTATATTTTTTATCTAGATTTATTACAGTAACAATATGACCAAGTTTTTCAACAAGTTTTTCTGTCATAATCTTTCCTGCTTCATCATTATCTGCTACAAGTACAACATTATTGAAATACTTTTCTAACAATTTAATCTGTGAAACAGATACGTTAGCACCCAGTGTAGCAACTGCTGGGAAACCTACTTGATCAAGTCGAATTGCATCAAAAGATGATTCAACTACATATACCATATTGGATGTTTTAATCCTATGTAAATTAAATAAAATTTTGCTTTTAGGTAATCCTGGTGTATTTTTAAAATCTTTACCCTCAACAGTTCTAGCAACAAAACCAATACACATACCATCTGGAGAATGCATTGGTACTGTTACAGAATCTTGTTTTTCTGAATAACCTAAATCAAATTTAGCAATAGATTCTTTTGTAATTCTACGACCTTCAAAATATGATGTTGCTCTAGGACTTTCTATTGCTTGTTTATTCAATCTTTTAATTAACAATTCATCATACTGAACAAAGTCTGGTGGACTATATAATGTTTTATTAATAACTGATTCAAGATTTACTTCAGAACCTTTACTTCTAATATACCTTAAACTCTCAAAATAAGATCTTCCACTCATATGCATAATGAATTCTTCTAAAGATTTTGTAACCTGACATCCAAAACAAAAAAACAAACCACTATCTTTTGCTACTTCTCCAGCAGGAGTTCTACTGTTATTGTGATATGGACAAAATATAATAAAGTCATTACCAAACTCTGCCTCAATATCAACCCCTGCACCGTTAAGTACACGACGAATTTGATCTTCTGTATAAATATTATTTGCCATCTTCAAAATCCTTATAGCGATAATATCCTTTATCAAAATCTACTTGCACTAAAAAATCACCCATAAAACCGTTACGATTTTTTCTAAATACACACTCAATAATATCACTATTAACTCCACGACCCAAAGCCATTACCCAGTCAGCATCATATGCAATCTGTCTTGACCATGCTGTTTGTCCAAGTGTTGGCGGTGTACTTAAATCTTTAACATCATCAGGCGTAGCAGAAGAAATAGCAATAATAGGAACTTCTTCACTAATAGACATTAGTTTTAATTCACGAGAAAGATTTTTCATCTTTACCGTTTCACTATCTGCTCTTTGATTTGGACTCATAAGTTGTAAATAGTCAACAACTACAAAGTCTGGTTTATATTGATCAATCTTTCCACGAATAACTGAAGGTGTTACTTCTCCTCCAGAATCATTTGAAATGATATGAAATTCTGGTCTTCCTTCAACCTTATTTGCATGCCATTTTTTAAGCATATCAATTTCAACATCTCCATTTGATAATTTTCTATGTGACCAAAGACCCTCACCCATAATTGCAAATACACGATTTCGTACCTCAGTTTCACTCATTTCAAGTGAAATAATCATAGGGCTTTTACCTTGTTTCCATGCTTGTACAGCAAAATAAAGAGCAAGCCAGGATTTACCAATTCCAGGATATGCAAGAAATACTCCAAGTTGTCCTGGCATAATTCCAGACGGTAGATAATTATCAAATCCTGGCAAACCAGTTTTAATTCCAATAGCACCAAGTTCTTGTTGTTTCTTTACTTGCTCATAATATGCAACTGCAGAATCTAAATCTGTTGCATCAATATCTCTAATTGCAGAAGTGTTTTTCTTTAACTCTGATGTTTTTGTAATTAATTGTTCAAGTGCTTCACTTCCGTTACCACCTTGAACTTCAGAGGCTGCGGATCTTAGAATATCTTTTATACTTTCTGTTAAATATTCTGTTTGTAATTCTTCAAGATGATGTTTTGTTGCACCCACTTCATCTACTGGAACAAAATCTCTAAATTTTTCTACAACTAATGATACTGGTGGAACTGTTCCATTATTTTCAGAATACAGTCTTATAAAATTCCAAATATCATTATGGGTTCTTAATAAATTTTCTACATTGGCTTGCAGCAATACATGCATTTGTTTATCTTTTAAAACTGCAGATATTACTTTTGCTTCTGTATTATTCACTCAACCACTTCCTTGCTAATTCTCTACGCTCTTGTCGTTCTTTTAAATCTGCCTGTACTTCTAGTTTACCATTTAAAATTTTTTCTGCATTATATGCAAAATAATTCCAACTTGGTTCTTGTGCAACACTAAAATAATATTCTAATAAATCATAACAACTACTAATACCATATGATTCAATTAATGCATCTGCAGCCCATTGCTCTACATTAAGATTTAATGATGGCTTTTGTTCATACTTTGCGGTATGATGTTTGCTATATCTTGAAAGCAAAGCCATTCGGTCTTTGCGATCTGCCATTATTCAGAAATCTCTATTTTTGCTTCTTGAATTTTTTCTGCGAGTTTATCTTCTACAAACTTGTATACACGCTCAAACGCCTCGTTTGTACTCTCTTCCCCACGCTTACTATCAACCACACCAAGATCGAGCCTTAAAGACTGGAAATTGCCCAAATTAAGGGTATATCCTAGCGTTACTGATACTTTTGTTGAATCGTTTTCCATTACCCCACCTATTTCTTAAATTAAATAGACTCATTCCATATTGGTATGAATCGTCCATCTTCTGTTTTCGTATATGTAAGTATACCTTCTCCCATTCGTCTTGTCAACTCTTGACTTGTAGGAGTCATATTATTTGTTATTAGTCCATCTTTTCTTGGTTGTCCAATATGTATACTTGCAAGTATAGCACGAATTTCTTTTACATGATCTTCTGAATAATATGCTCTTATTTGCCATCCAGTTTTTCCATCAATAGAAGAGCCAACGGGTGGTGGAATAACTCCTCGTTTAATTAAACTTGGAATATATTTTCTATGTCTATTGACAAGCACTGCAGTTTCTGCTATAGTATATGCCTTTTGTCTATTTTTTCTAAAGTCAGAACGCAAACAAGTTTCTAATCTATCTTTATTAATATTATAAACAGTAACTAATCCAGTTGATCTTGAACTATGATGAAGTCTTACTAAATCACCATTTAGAAACCATACTTTTTTATTTCCAGGAATTACAGGCTCACTATTGTATGTTTCGCCCTGAATCTTTCCTTTGATAGTAACCATTGGCCCTCCGATGATGCTGATGGTGGATGATAAAAATTTCTTAATCCACACTTAATACAATATGTTTCAAGATGATCGCTGTTAGAATGAACTCTATCAACAAACATTTTTCCTTTACATTTTTTACAATTCATCATTAATTAGGAATTCCAATAGCAATTAAGTGTATGGCCATTGAAAGATCTCCAGATGAGTTGAATCTTACAACTCCTTCAATTTTAGACGTAGTTACTGATTTTAAAATAACTGTAACATTTTGTCCTGCTGGAGTATTTCCAATATTCAATGGTGTTGCACTTACTATTGGAGAGTATTTAAAGTCACTTGGAAAGTCATATGAAAATGTTTTTTCATTACCAGCACTTACTGTAGAGTTATTTGCAACTTCTACATATCCACCAAGGATGCGAGTTTCAGATGTTTTTACACTTTGTTTTCCAGCACTAGTTGTATCTATGGTTGTGTAGTTATACGTTGCAGATGATACCTGTGTTGATACATCATTAACTGCTTCTACCAACTGATAAATATATGTTACATCTAGTGGTTGCCCTCTTTCGGGTAGCGGTACTTTTGCCATTATCTCTCCATTATATCATTAGATAGTATGTATTGCAGGACTATAAACTAAAAGATTTGATGAATCTCTTGATATTGGTTGTCCTTTTAAATAAATTTCAACTGTTAATCTATTAGGTGTTTCTGATTGATCTACCCCATTTATATAAAATGTTGTTGGATGAACTAAATTAATTGAATTTCCAGTTATTCTTTGTACATAAATCCAATCACCCAAACCATTTGATTTACTCCATTTTACCCAAACATCATAATCCTTAGCCTGTCTAATTACATTGTTTCCTATTTTTACTGTTACAGAATCCCAAGCAATTGTTGTCAAACTAGATGAACTAATAGTTATATTGCCTGATACATATGTATACTGAGGATCAACATTTATTATTGGCGACCAATGTGATGTTCTGTTTTTATCCTCTGAAATTATTCTATACCGAACATCATATTTTTCTGTTAAACTATTTATTGTTGGTAAATCTTCTTGTTTAATTTTTATTTTTTTAATTATTTCATTAGACATTATGAAACCCCTATTGAAAATCTAAATTCAATATAATTGCTCGTATTTGGAGATTTAATAATTGTTGTTGCATTATCAGTTTTAATTACAGAATACCCAGTTAGTCCATATAAAGGATTCACAGTAGCAATATTTTCTAATCTAATTGCATCAAGTGCAATATAAAAATCATCTGTAGGCGATCCGCCATCAATTACACAAGCATATATTTTTATTGTATTTACTGCATTCCAAGTAAAGTTTGAACTTGTATATAATTCTTGAAGTTGTTTTTTAACAACAAAATATCTATTAGTTGCAAAATCATAAGAACCGCCATCATCTATTTCTACTTCAAATCTTGCATATTCTCCTTCTGAACTATCTGTAGATGAAAAATCAACTAATATTTTTATTGTATCTGGATTTGCTAAAGAAGTTCCATCTTTATTAACTAAAGTAAAGGCAAGTCTTAATTCATCAAGTGGTGAATTTCTTGTAAAGTTAACATCTGCTCCAGTTAAATGTATATGATTAGATCCAGGCTCTGGAACAAGATGTCCTCCAGTTGTTGCTAAATCTGAATCATTACCTGCAATTAAAATTGTATTATTTAAAAATCTACATCTTTCATATTTCTCTACACGTGATGTTTTATAAAAAATTGAATTATCTGCATTTGTTTGAAATACAGGACTTGCAACTGCAATTACATTATCATTATTTGGATCATCTAATGGAGAAGATATTGTTTGTATTGCTGCAGTTGTAGTTGATGTATGATACTGCCAATTTTCTCCAGTAGTAAATGCAAATACAGTTTTACTATCGTATGCTCCAGCAGATGGGTTTGATCCAGCAGAATATAATCCCACCTCTGTTATTTCATATCTTTCTTCTGTTGGAAGTTCTGCTGTAAATACAATTTTATCTGAACCCTCTTCATTTATAAAACCTCTTGAAGATATTGGAATTCTAAACATTTCAAAATCCATATTTTCTTTTGTTGAATAGTCTCCGTAAGGATCTTCAGTGGCTATAGGTTTTGGGCCACACCCTATTGCAATATAGGAGGCATATGCTGGAGCCTGTCCCAGCATATATTTACCAATTATCGTTTTTCCAGTATTAGTTATCATTATATATCCGCCTCATATATTGTACCACTTATCACTATCTGTACGTCTATTTGTTCATCAGATTCAATATTTACCGCCTCAATTATGAGTTCTCCAGTAGACTGATCCATATATACATTTTCTCCATTTGGTCCAGAACCATAATTTGGAATTTTTTCTTCAAATTTAATTGGAAAATTTGCAAAATATTTATTGGATGTATTTTGAAGACTAATTATATTATTAGGATTATACTGCTGATTAATTGATGATAAATTTTTAATTGGTGTATATGATACTTGTTGTCCATTAATAATATCATTACGTGCAATATTGATTAATTCTTGTCCTCCAATATCTTCAAAAATAAGATCAGTCATTACTTCGATTGGAACAGAATCATCATTAAATAAAATTGTATCAATTGGTGCAGTTTTTGCTGGTGGAGTTGGTGGAGTAATTACAACTGGCGTAGTATCAATTAATGAAGGTGTTAACGGTGTTGGAGATATATCATATTCTTCAACTATTTTCCTTGTTGGTTTTTTCTTAGTATCATCTGTATTATTATCTTCAGCAGCCTTTTTTCTTGCTTCTTCAGCCCTTTTCCTTGCTTCTTCAATTTTTGCTCTTGCCTCTTCAATTTTTGCTTTTGATGCAGCAACTTTTGCTCTTGCCTCTTCAATTTTTGCTTTTGCTGCAGCAATTTTTTCTTTTGCTGCATCTGAAGATGCTTTTGCCTTATCTAAAGCATCTGCAACTGAAGGCATCATTACTCTAACAATATTTGGAACTGTAGAGTTATTTGGTGTTGAATCGCTTCCGCCAATATCAGGATCACGCATTTTATACCTCGCTCAAATAAACTATCATAGAAGGACCTTCTAAACTTCTTGAATATTCTATATTATATACAACAAATCTATCACTTGATGAAGCAACTAAATCAATATTTTGAGTTGTATCTTTATAATTAATACTAACAATATCTCCAAGTTGAAGAGTTGGAATAGAAAAAATATTAACACCAATTGATTTTTTAGGAGTCATAACTTTATTAATAATCCAACCCATTAATGCTTTTGCATCATCTTCTGTTT